TGTTGTATATGTCATTCTATGTCCTTTTTATTCTGATATTATAGCAGATTGTTTTCTACCTACTATCTTTTGTTCAAGTATTTTGATGTTAGTTTGAATTTCTTCTAACTGAGCAAGCCTAATCTCCAAGTCCTTATATGCAATTTCTAGTTGAGCCGCCTTTATAGCTAACTCTGCTTCACGTATAACTATATCCACCTCAACCACTTTCTCTTGTAGTACGAATTGCACTGCTTGTTGCATTGCATTTTGTACCATTGAAGCATATATCGGGCCTGACTCATTTTGAGTGATGTGGTTCTTTTCTAGTTGATCTTCTATATGTAGTATTGTTGTCTGCATTAGTTTATCGAATATACCGGTGCCTACTATTTCTCCATTTACTAAGGTGGCATTAGTTACATCTGATATTAGTATATCTATCATTTACATCCTTTTTTAATTTAGTATAGACCCTACCTTAGTAGGCTCTAACTAGATTAATCTTTAAATTTTCTAGTGTTTTGTGTACGTTTTAGTTGATCAATCTCTTCTTGAGTCCACCCATCTATCTTAGTTACACGAAATCTCGGTTGTGTTATCATTATCGGATTACCTTCAGCATCTTTTGATGGAACTACCATTTTGATCTCTTCAAGCTTTCTTGCTACACTGAATGGAAGTGCTTGTTCTCTACCATGTAGTGCAACTTGCCATGTCTTTGGACCTGAGTTCAAGTTACCGTATTGAATTGGGAACACTCTATTAATGTCGTCATCATCGATTTGTTGTCTATTGTGATGATCTGTTACAATATACTTGTATTTGATCTGTTTTAACGCAGCTCTTTCATAAGCATCAACTTTTTTACCATGTACTAATGCATCAGATACAGGTACTTCAGGCAGACTCTTAATTTTATCTAACTCAGCTTTTGTATCTGCATTGATTCCATCTTGTTGAGCTTTGAACTCTTCTAATACTGTTACGTATTCAACATTAGTGATGTTTTCTACATCATTAGCAACTTCTTTTACTCTACCCATTAAACCTAAGCTTTCTGTAGCTTTAATTAACTCTTCTTTATTCATTTGTCTAAATGATTTTGCCATTGTGTGTCCTTTATAGTTAGCATTTGCCATTGCTATTTTTTAGTTTATTTAGTATGTTAGCAGGGATTCTGCTAACTTTATCTGTACATTATATAGGAGCAGAGCTTAACTTATCGTTAAGCTGCAGCTACTATTGAAGGGGTTTTACTTAGTGCGAATTTCAATGAACAGATACGTTCTGGACGGTAGTTAAGGAATCCATAACTCCAGTTTGCAGAGATACCAGCCATTTGACCATGCATGTCTGAATCAGCACCACCACTAACAGTTTTCTGTGGAGCAATGTATGATGCCATAGTGTTATTACCACCAAATCCTACGATAGAGAATGAATCATCACCTACAACTAACGCAGTAAATACATCGTATTTGCCGTTTGTTTTATAAGCAGCAGCTTGTGTTGCAGCATTTGCAGCATCAGTACCATTACCACCATCTACCGCTAATCCAGCTGTTAAACCAGCACCGTACTCACGTTCCATATCTTTTACAGCTACGAATCTGAATTGACCAATTTTACCTACTTCACCATCTAGCAATTCTGTACCCGCAGCATATTGCTCTTTTGGGACCCATACAAGTACATTTCCTGGACCTTGCATTGCACGTAATGTTGGTAGAACTTCTGTATTTACGTATATAATCCATGCATCTGATACAGTTTTTGTATCCACTAAATCTACACCAGATAGGATTTCAGTATCCATTGGTACATCATTATTCAGCAAGTATTGCTCTAGTACTTCTAGTGCTGTATATGTTAGTACGTCTGTACCATCAATTTCTGCAGTTGTGTCTGTGCTTGGATTTGAAGTAGAGTTACATACGATCGCATTCACATGACCAGCAGTAATTAAGTCTCTACGAACTTGCATCTCTTTTAGATCCATTACAGCATCCGCCATATACTGAATTTTACGAGCAATTAAGCCTTTACGAGAATCTAAGTCTACTGATCTCATTGAGAACTTATGACCTACACCATGGAATGTAATGTTAGCAGATACCATTTTACTATAGTGTGTTAGTAAGTTGATTGTTCCACCTTCTTCAGGCATTGTCAATAACGCACTTGTAGAAGCTGTATATGATGCTTCACCATTTACTAATCCACCTGAACCTGACATTACAGTCTCACCAACACCAGCATCTGCAGTTGCAGCAGCTTTAGCAGCAGCACGAGCCAATACCCATGTAGCATATGCACCAGTTGCATAGTAATATTTTGTATCGAATATCGCTGTTGCAGCTAATATATCTTTTGATCCAGTTGGAACTACGTAAAACACATCTTGTAATACAGTTGCAGTATTTGCATCTACACCACCATCTACTAGTACACGTTTATCAAGCATACCATAGCTTACTTCACGAGATAACTTATCTCCACTATTTTTAGGCATTGTATATCTATCAGCACGTACTGAGAAGATTCTTTTACGTTTTGGTACTTCTACCACCGCTTTTGTTACGAACTCATCCGTAAACTGTCTGTCTATAGTACTTGAAGTAGTACCACCTGTATTAAATTTTCCTACTAATTCAGCCATAAGCTATCCTTTTATTGAGTTGGCTAATGTTGTTACATCAGCATATTTTTGAAGTAGTTTCTGAACTCTTGACCAGTTAACGCTTCTGGTTTAACTTCTTCAGATACCTTCTTCACAGCCGCTTTAGGTTTACTTACAGATGCTGCTTTCTTACGTTGTTCTGCGATTTGTTTTTCTTTTTCTGTCGCTTTACGTTTGAACTCAGCTTCCTTACGTTCCTTTTCCAATCTTTCCTTTTCAATGGCTCCTTTGTCTACTACAGGTTTTACACTAGTTTTAGGAGTAGGTTTTTGTTGTTCGTGCTTTTGGTTCAATCTTACAATTGCCAATTTGTACTTATCCACCATGCTCATATTATCTAATTCACCTGCTGCATCCAGCATTTCCATTGCACGGATCTCGTTTTGTACTACGTCATATGTACCATCCTGTAAGTGTTGAATCAAATCACGTCTTACACCTGGTTTCTCTACAAACTCTTGAAAACTTTTTTGATCTTTAAAGTCATCTATTAGTACTTTATAAAACTTGTCTTCAATACCTAAGTCTTTAGCTTGTGTAACTACATCTTCGATTATCATTTGTGTCTCTGATGGAAGTACATTTTTAGGAATGTATTTAATATTCTCTAAATCCAATTCTAATGGGTCTATACCTTTCTCTTTGATCACTTTTTTAATAGCCTCTGTGTCACCATCTATCAAGCTCATAGCCAAGCTAAATTTTTCAGGATCACTCATCAGATTACGTTCTTGTAGTGGTTTAATGAATTTTTTGTATTCTTTGAATACTTTCATCTTATCACTGTAACCGTGTAGCATTTGTTGTGCTCTGATGAGGTCCTCTGGGTTTTTGAACCCTTCAACTTCTCTTCCATTAGCTGTAAATTTAGCTAAAGCGACTTTTTCATAGAACTCTTTGTAGTTTACTTTTTCTGTTGTACCTTGTACATTCTCTAAGCCATCTACATTACTTTCTTCTGATTCTTCTTCAGTTTCAGTTTCAGTTGTTTCATGAGAGTCTTCTTCCTGAGTATCATCTTCAGTATCTGAAGTTCCTTCATCCGAATCGTCATCCGAACTCGTTGTTTCATCATCCTCTGCAGTCTCTACATATAGGTCTGTGTCCTCACTGTCTCCTGTTACATCTACTTCATCCGATGTTTCAACTTCATCAACATTATCCGTAGCGCTTTCTTCTATTTCTGCATCCACATGTGTACCAGCAATCATTGCTTCTAATGTATCTTTTACTGAATCACTCATAATTACTCTCCTTTACCAGTGAGTAACTCTTGTTTCAGTCTCAAGTTATCATCAATTATCTGTTTAGCATTATTACCTAGTATATTTACTGTACCTTTGTAAGTCTCATCACCTAAGTATCTAATCACATCTTTAATTGTCTCTAATTGATGCAACAAGCTATCTTTATCCTCGTGTTTGGCTGTTCTTGGGTTTAGTAGCAAGTTATACACTCTATCTGCCTCAAGTTTTATAAATCCATCTAGCATAACTATTTGGAAATCCTCATTTTCTTGTAGTCTTTTTAGAGCTTCTTGTCTCTTTATATACCACTCCTGTACTTCTGTATTAGCATCTAGTTCAGCTATACGTTCGTCAATGTTAAGTGCATCACTCATTGCATTAATCCTTATGTTGTTAATTTACAGCTTTTTTACGACTTCCGTTATCTGGTCGGTTGTAGTACTCCTAGTCCACTATCGACTTGGGGTTTAACTTTATTATAGAACATATTCTTATACTCCGGTAGTACTTTTGAATCATTCAGTACTGCAGCCGGGTCTAGTTGTCCTGCAACAGCAGCTCTTACCATTAATTCACTATACTCTACTGGATCTTTCGGTACTCCAAGCCCTTGACTACGACTCATATACTCCGCTAGTATTGGATTCTTATTACTCTCTATTGCCTGTCCAACTTGTGTCTCAGTCTGTGCTGTTTTAGCCGCAGTATCTTGCTGCACTTTGTCAGCAGTTTTTATTCTTTCTAGGTCTTGGTATGTCGGTGTTTGTGCCATATGATCTCCTATTTACGCCATTTTAGCTTGTTAAACCTTAGATTTTTCTTTCTCTGCCATTCTTACCATAGCATCGAATTCTTTATCTCTCTCGTGTTCCATTCTCTTTTGACCACTACTCTCTTTCACGAACTCCATTGCTAAGTTATCAGCTTGTTCTCTGTATAACGCAGCTCTTGCTTCTGCTTCTGCAGCTCTTGCACGTTTCATCTCTACATCAGCTACGTTATTCTCTTCTGTACGGCTTATGCGTTCTACTATTTTCGAGTCCATCTCTTCTATACGTTTTTGTATTTCTAGTAACTCTAACTTAGCTTTTTGTAATTGCAGTTGTTGGATCTCTTGTGCAACTGGATCTGGTTGTGGCTCATAAGACTCTATTTGTTTAGCTAGGTCTGGTTGTTTCCATAATTTAGCTATCTTAGCTCTTAGTATTCTAGCTTCTGCTGGATCCATACTTGCAGCATTTGTTTGTAGTAACATATTTAGCTTGTTTGCTGTATCTTCATCTTTTTCAGGGGTTGATACATCTACTACTAAGTCGAACTCACCTTGTATATCATCTCTACGTATTGTTGCAAACTCTTCGTTAGTTACTCTGATTACTTCTTCTTCACTCAAGTACGCTTGATTCATTGAGATAGTTAATCTAGCTATATCTTTGAATAGTTCACTCAATCTACGGAGTATGCTCAACTCACGTTTACTAGTTGCATCTAATGCTGATCTAACTCCACCTACTGAATCTCCTAGTGCACTACCTGATATCCCACCAGTGAATGCTTTAGTACCAGTCAATGACTCTGCATCAGCTTGTTGCCACTGGATCATACTGAACACACTTTGTGGTACAGGATCTACTGATTTCTTATATATAGCTCTTTTAGGATCCATCCCAGCTCTATAGTATACGGTGTTACCTTTTTCGTATTGGTTTTGTTGTGATGGACTTGTGAAGAACGTCTCATCTATGAACTCTTGGCCTACTGCTTGTTCTGCTGTTATATCATGTGCAGCTCTTGTTAATTTACCAATGGATTCCTGATTTTCTTTTAGTATCTCAGCATCAGGTTCACCCATTACTTCTTTTTTAACTGGCATATATACAGCCATTCCGAATGGCAGTTTCTTATGAGGGAATGGATTCTCTTCCAAGCGTATCATTACGTCATTAACCCATGTTGCTACTATCGGCACCAATACATCATCCCCATTTATATCCCAGTAACCCCAATACTCATATGCTCTTAACTTTTTACGTGCTTTATCTGCAAATTTGAAGTCATTGTATGCATTACTTTTATGTTCATCATACGTTGTACCTTCATCAGGTTTAACTAGGTCTAAGTTATGATACGCTCCACGTACTTCTTTAGTCTCTGGATCAACTATGTATTCTTCTTTTTTAAGCTCTGCTATACTTGTGTCATATTCGTGTATGATGAAGTTAGCATTTTCTAGTATACCCTCGCATGTTGGATCTATGATTACGTTTGCATTGTCACACACTTCATATCTAGGTTGATTTTTTACCAAAGATCTAACTTCAACTTCAATCTCTTCTTCACCAATTTGCATTGGTTCACCACTTTCTATTTTAATTTGGTATTCTTCTGGACTCATTTCACCAGTCATCATCATTTGCTCCATGAGCATTAATGACTCTTCTGGACCAGCATATATTGGTTGCAATTGTTTAACCATTTGTGCTTGTTCTTGTACTTCCCATCCTACTTTTACTACAGTAGTACCTTCGTCTACTAGGAATCTTACTACATCATTTACGAATTTTACTTTTGGAACTTTAGTTAACCATTGGTAATTTAGTAGTAGTTGATTCTGCTCTGCAGATTTGATATCTTCCCATGTTCTTGGTTTAACTTCAAACATATCTGATGTATTCAGGAATGGATCTTCTAATGCAGGATATTTCCACTCATTATTTTTGCGAATTACTTTAGGTCTAGCAGTAGACTTACCTGGTCTAGGATCAATTCTCTTACCGCCATCACGTAACTCTTTCCACTCTAGTAGTTTGGCTCTGAACTCTTCAGTTGATCCTGATGCAGCGTCTAAGTCATTCTTTAAGTCTTGGTATGATGGTTCATTTGACCAATTTGTAAGTTTTTTACTGTCTTTTTTAAGTTTCTGTTTCATTAGGATCCTATCGTATTTATGCTATTTTAGCCCATACTTATTTAACTTTATCTTAACTTCTATTTATCTATTTCCATGCTCTAGCATTTTCAGCAAACACAGCCTATTTTTTTAGTACTTTACTCTTTGATTTTTTAGCTTCTACTATACACTTATTTGTTACACCTTCATAGCCTTCGCGTCTGCAGCGCTCCGTAAACTTACCTTTATTTTCTTTTTTAATTTCTATCTTATTCAATTTACCTAAACCATTCATAGTTAACTCCTGCTATTTTTAGTAACTCAATTGAGCCGCACTTATGCAGCTCTATGGGTTACTTCTTTTTACCGCCACCCTTTTTAGTCTTGCAACTCATTTTAGGCCTCCTTTGTAGATTTATACTATTTCTATAGTGACTAGATCACCAGCAGTCAGTGCTTCTTGCACTTTAGCATGTAATGGTTCGTACGCTAATTTGCTTTGACCGATCCAATCATCATCCGCTATTTTATTATCTTTACCTACGATTATGCAACCCTCTGTATTGGCAGATGAGTTCCCAGTATGAATTCGTACACCAGTGAATTGTGGTACATTTAGTATCTCGATTAATGGTTTTTTGAATCTAGGACTCATTGATATGTTCACTCTATAGTTACCTTTAGGGATTGCAGTTTTACCATATACTTTTTCACCCTCTTCCTCTAACTTTCTATCCGTGTCCTCTATTGTATAACACTCGAACTCATCATTAATGTATAATCTGCCCTCTGTAAAGGTGTCACCAAAGCTTTCTCTAACTAATTTTAGTTTCATTTACATCTCCTGTTTTTGATTTAATTTTATCCCATTCATATTGTAGTTCCATATCATTGTCAGCAATCTTATGAAGTAGCTGCACATTTCCGTGGCAATGTTGCAAGTAGTTTTCTAGCCACTCCCATATAGGACTGTCAAGGCAATCTGTTTTAGCTATTCCTTTATAGCTTTTTATCATTTGCTTATCCAACTTGATGCAACTGTGACTATAATTGTAATAACTGTAGCAATTATTGTTGATCCCACTATGAGCTTAGTCTTCAATTCAGTTACAGCCACTAGGAATTTTTCTAATAGATCATCTACTTTAGACTCTAACTTATCGACCTTTTGCTCTAACATCCTAGTCTTGTATTCTGTTATATCTTCTTTTTCAGCCATTATATTACCCCACAGTCTCCACAGTTTTTATCACAATCTGTATCTTTACACTTATTAGACTTCTCTTCAAATTTATATTTATTCAAGTACTCAGCTATTCGTTCTTTAGTATCTTTACAAGTACTCTCTTCACCAATTGCTTTCAACTCTCTATAATCCTCAGTTATGTTTCTACCTATACCTACAGTTCCTATTATCTCATCATTCTTAGAACCCCGTATTGTGTTCTTGAATATCTCTAGTATCATATCTTGACCATCTATAATGAAGTGTTCTATGAACCTGCTTGGAGTATCCATTTCTATTGTTGCATAATCACTACCTATACAGGTCTCACCGGCTGTATGTAGCATATTTGCTTTCATACCTTTATGTCTCGCAGCTAGCTCTATATCTGTTAGCCCTATTGTGCTAGACAATTTGCCTGAGTGCAGCAACTCATTACGTATTTTTTCATTTGCCCATATGTACTTTCCTTGGATGTCTTTTATCCACATCATCATTTGTGTAGCATCACCGAAACTGTCTAGACTTAGGCAGAAGAACTCTACATCTTTCTTAGCCTGTTCTATCTTTTCATTAACTTGAGCTATATCGTCCAAGCTCTTACGCATGTTGTTTATATGTTGTTTCACTTCATGGAAGTCATACATCACCATATCAACTGCACTATCTAAGTTGAATGGATTTATTCTATGCAGGTATTGACACAATTTCTCTTTCATCTTTTAACCTCTATTTATGTGTTCTTTGGTATCTGCTGCACCGTAGTAGTATCCTAGTACTTGTGCAGCTCTAGCAGACACATTTCCAGCTATCAGTGTGATTACAGGATTTAGTGCTTCTAGTCCTTTAGCAAATCCTTCATACAGTATGTATGTATCTAGTGCTGCTGCACTTAATACTGTTGCAATTGCAATTATTGATGAAGTTATTTTAACTAGGAAGGGAGCATCACTTTTGTACATTTCTAGGCTATTTACTCTAGCAGATTGTTTATCTAGTAGCGTATTAGCTCTATCTTGTACTTTTAGCTCAGCTATTCGTATTTCATACGCCGTATCAATTTCTTTCATCTTGATTACTGCATCTGGGTTTGAATTTAAGTGACTTATTAATGTATCCTTACTTCTAAAGTCTACACCAAGTGATTTAGATGCTTCATTAAGTACAGTACCTGTTAACTCTCTAACCCCTTCACCACGTTCATCTTTATCGAACAGTTTTGCAATTGCTGGTAAAGCAGATATTATTGCAGGTATGAACTGTATCATGAAGCCTCCTTTTATTTTATCTCATTATGCCATTACATAACTTACATTTTGTTTAGTCTTTTAGTATTTTTGATTCCATCCAGAATACAAAGCTTACTACTGCTACTATGATTGTTAATGAAGTAGCTAGATCACTAATAGGACACTCCATTATTCCCTCTTATTTTATTGTATAATTTACCAGGACTATACTTATTTGAACCATGTAGTTTTAGTGCTGTTGCCACCCATTCACTGCAAAACCAACGTTTTTTATCGTGTATGTTTAATGGTAGTGTTTGACTTAGTAGAATTCCTGCCCAATCATAACCAGCACCTTCAGTTAGGTCGAATAGATCACTGACATGTTTATGGTCTATCTCCACATTTATATAGTCCCAGTTTCCTGTATTTGGTATTATGAGTTTCTTACGTACCTGCATATCTCTAGGACTAGTACTATACCACCAGTCACCTATGACTAGTTCTACGTGGCTATATTGACTACCTGTATACCATCTTATAGCTCGATCAGTTATATCACCTGGGCCTTTGTAGAACGCTAACTTAGCTAATTGCATATTCTACTCCTGCTAACACTACAGGCACTGCTATAGTGGCTAATACATCACCTATATCACTTGTATGTGATGGTGCATACATATCGTAGATCTCTTTACCTACAGCTACTAGTATAGTAGGCGCTATAGCATATACACCTACCAGTATATTAAACATTGCATATATAGTTAATCCTACTATTATATGCAACTTTTTATCTTCAGGTATCCTATTAAGCACACCTAATATCCTCATACCTCTATTCCACCAAACTTTACAGTTAGTGACTTATATACAGATACATAACCTCTTTCATCTGCTGCATAACTAGCGTTATGATTAAACTCTTCTATTAAGTTATACACTTCTTTTGTGTAAGCTTCTTTAGCTTCTGTACCATTTTCTTCATCAGCTTCTACTGCTAACACTTCTTCTAGTGTAACATTATACACACCTACTAAACTATTCCATCCCTCTTGTTTAGAGCCAAATAGTCTATTTACTTTGATTACTGCATTAGGTATCTCGATACCTTTATAATTGAAGTTTGTTTTAATTGCCATTTTGTTTTCCTTTTTAATTTTTAATATCTAGTTGATGAAAAAGTTGATGAAATTAGACTAAGTT